TTCGTTTTCTTCACTCATCCTTATATACCATCCGTGTCTTGACCCCACCCTTACTAGACTTAACTTCTATGCCCTTGGGCTTGCCAGACCAATTGATCTGAGACCAGTTCTCCTCCAACTTCTTATCATCCCTATTTAATTGCCTGGGTTGGCTTCCTTTAGTAGACATAATCCAAAGCCAATCATACTTACCATAATTTGTCAACCCCCCATAAATGATCAAATTTGACCACATCTCTGGTCATTTTTGACCACTACATTTTATGGCACTTCTGTAAGTCCTTGATAAAACTTTCATACTGGTCAATTTTGACCATTTATACAAATTGGCATAGTTTATGCTATAATACTTATTCAGTCAACCATCGGAGCAAGCGTGTAAGCCCAAGTCCTATAGTCCCCCACTATGAGTTGTAAAAATACGGGTAGGCATAAAGGAGTCCTAACGGACGTAAACGAACAGTGTTCTGACGAACGGTGTCCCTAATGCTTAGAGGTTGGATAGCCCTGATGACGCCATGCAAGCTAGCCATAAAATATTATCGACGGAGTGTATTGACTTAACTACCTCCACTCCTAGTGATCTCTGATTGCTACTTTCGTAAACCGTTGATATTAGCCCATGGGGCGAAGCTGTGTCTACGCAACAGTAGCACCTAACGTATATAGAAGCCTCGCAGGAATATATTTTTTTATAGGGCGGTGGATGTATATACATATCTGAGTAGCAGACGTTTGCTGATCCCCCCCACCCGTGCTGAAAAAATGCTAGCTTGCGTAGATCGCATACCGGGATCGCATACCGGGATCGCATAGCAGTCCACTTGTCCGGGATCGCTGGCCAGCTTCACGCGTATAGCTTCTTTTTATTCTTTGATGGTGGGATGCATTCTCACATCTAGTTTGCTAGGCTAAGATTCTGTGACTGATTCTGTGACTGGTTATGTGAGCCAATATAGGGTTAGAAAAAAAAGTGAAGAAAGTTGTTGCGATTCGGTGAAAACTCTGAAATAGTGTTTATATCGCAAGGCAAACTGCCTAACGAAACAAACCAAGAAACCTAAAACGAAACATGAAAAACAAGTATTACAAAACAATCAAACCCGCTACAGCTAAGGCACGTCTTACTAAACTAGTGAAGGCTCACAATGAAGCATGGGAAAAGCTCAGAACGTGCGAAGAATGCGGAGCGTCTAAAGGTGATTCTGTTTATGATTACAGATTCGCTCAGGCTGTAGGGTTTTCACACGCTTTGCGTATAATGAAAATCGTGGAGGTAGATTGCTTAGAGGATTAAAGCTTAAGAACCCTTCAAACCCTTGCCCGCCTTGTCTTTGACTCGTGCGGGTTTTGGGGTAGGCGAATGAATCGCCTGAAACCATAAACAATATATAAACATGAAAAACGAAAACAAACTCAACCTACCTACAGATAAGACTTACTACGACTTCATTGGAACCGATGGCGAGTCAGCTGGGATCGCTTTCTTTGATAGCAAAGATGCCGCCCAAAGGACATTAGATGAATTGAAAGAGGGTGGCGTTACGCTTTCCCATATCGTGATTGCGGATACAACCCGGGCCATTCAAATTATAAACGACCGGGCGCAAAGCAATTACTCGTTTCCTATGGATGAGGGAGATAGCTTCTTTACTTGCAACGCTTAACCATCAAACCAATACAAACTATGGATAAAAAACAGATCAAACGAAACATTCTAGCATTGGCACACGCCAAAAGGCTACTAACATTTAAAGTTTCAGACGCATACGAGTCTGAGAATATGGTTTTATTCACCATACTAAGAGAGGCCAGAAGCGTCCTACAGGATGGCATTGATGAGCTGAGTGGTGCAGGTAAGACACCTAGCCACGAGCTGGACGCTATCCCGGATGATACTGAATGGTGGGATGAGTTGCGCCAAGAAAGCCATTTAGGCTGTTACCGCGACTAGCGTATAACCCTTCTAGCCTTGCGCCCTGCGTTCCCTATCCGGGGCGCGGGGTTTCGAGGTAGGCAAAGATGCCTACAAACAAACAAAACGCCTTACAGGGGCATACAAACCATAAACAAACCATGAAAAAACCAGAAACAGCACAGGAACTATTGAATCACATTAAAACAATGGAACACCGCGAGCGCATTGTTTTTAATCTATCAAAGCAAGCGCGGCAAGCGATTGGTAAAGACTCTTATAGCATAGAGATATATGTGACCTTTCCTTTCGAGCAAGCTAGGATGAGCGATAAAGACCCGCACCGCGTTCTAATATCGTATGTGACAGCAGACGGGAAAACAAACGGCCTTGCAAAGCGATCCATGAAACGATCCTTTGTAACTTTAAGCTTGCTCGAAAAGCTTATCGATCAAATGGTCTAAGAAGCTTAACCATAAACAAAGGATACAACAATGTACGAGGTTCAATATAACAATGGCAACGGTTGGAAAAACTATAGCACTACGTGCACGACTGGCAACGATTCGTTTTTATCTCTCTTAGGCAAACTTAAGAGAGGTGAGATTGAACCGGGAGAAGCAGTTTCTGATTCTGAAGTGTACAACTACGAGTCGTTACCTAGCTATAAGTGGCGGCTTATCGAAGTGGAATGGATACCCGGAGAGTATTGGAAAACGAGACCCTTGTCTGCCTAAACGATAGAAAAGCTAATATGAAAAATCTTAAAATGAAAAATTTGTTCGTGCTACCTAATGCTAGCTCAATTTATAATGAATTAAAAAGTATACACGAATCTGGCAACCTTGATGAACGCCAGCTCGAAATGCTTTTATTCAAGGCGTTGTGGTTACTTGAAGAGACCGAAGCCGCTTGCAACCGTCACGAATCGGATTTAAAATGGGGAGAAAGCGAACCATTCTGGGAGGGCCAAAAATAAACCTCAAACCATAAACAAACATGAAAACGAAACAACTATTATTAGCCCTTGCAATGGGCTTAGTCTCTCACCTATCCGTCAATGCGTCTGAGATCGTAGCGGCAACGCTTATCCTAGAGGCAGGGGGAGAGTATTCAACCGGGTCGATGGAAGCCGTCAATGAGGTTATAAGGAACCGTGCCGCAAAGCGCAAGCTTACGACCCGGGAAGTGTGCTTACAGCGTAAACAGTTTAGCTGTTGGAATAGCGGAAGGATTGACCAACTGCTAGCCAAAGCAAAGCGGCATCCGCGCTTTAGCGAGGCTCTAGCCATTGTCACGGGATCGCCTACGAATTACACGGGCGGTGCGGATCATTACCACTCAGACTATTGCAACCCATACTGGGCAAGCTCACTTAAAAAGACTTGCACTATAGGAAAGCACCTCTTTTATAAGTAATACAAACCATAAACAAACCATAAACAAACCATGAAAATACACAAACAAACCAAGCTAGTCAAAACAGAGAAGCAAGAGCAGAGCGCGTTTATCGTAGCCGCTTGCATAGCCATAGCATCGATACTGCTAATTGTAACCGTAATTGCGGAGAAACTATAAACCATGAATAAACTAACAGACAATCAAATCCTAGCAATCTGCACGGTTGCTTGCATTGTAGCGGCAATCATTTGCGTTTGCTACGGCCTGCACACGCTTTAACTCTAACCATAAACTAACCATAAACAAACCATGAATAACAAAATACTAAACCCAGACAGCACAGAACACGCTTCGATAACTGAAGTATTGGAGGAAGTCTATTGCCAACCGACTAAAGGAATGAATGACACCGACAAACTAGCTCGCTTAAAAGAGTTAGGCTGCGACGATGACATTTTCATCTCTACTGACATACGCACGGGGGAAACTTCCGTTATTGTAAAGCATTCTTAAACATACAAACCATGTATAAAATAATAATAAGTTATATCATCGCCTCGGCTATTGCGCTAGGCTTGCTCAATCACGCCGTAAACAAAGCACAAGACAACATCGAGACGCTTGCGGAGGTGCTAGTGCATCACGCGGACACCCTAGAGGATCATAGAGGCGTGTTGCTGCAAATGATTGACGACCTAACCGTGCCATATATGTAAAGGCAATGGAAGACATCACAGACAAACTAGAAAACGCCAAGATTTTGATTAATCAAATGATAGGCTCGCATCAAGGAACACCAGAGGCGGCAACTCAATACGCCATCTATCAGCTAGGCTTGCCGCAAGACGTTGCAAGCTCGTTAATCCAATACGCAAACCAAGTAAACAAACAATGAGAGCAATAGACACAGCAGGAACGCAAAGTAAAATCTCTAGTTGCATGGGCTTCATGGCCTCTGGAGCAGCACGAGACGCATACCGCAGGCTACTAACGGCAAGCACGGTAGGAGAGAGCAAGGGAGAGCAGCGCAAGTCTCCTTTTAGTAAAACAACAAAAGAGAAGGTAAAGAAGTAATGACAGAGAGCATGATAGCAAGCGCAGTCCGATACATGGAAAGCATCAAAGACAAAGTTCCGCCCGCAGATGAGGAAGACATCATAGTCAAGTCTGGCACTACTCATATGAGAACGCTAGGCATTGACCCGCACGAGGCAGTCAAGGCCGTCGATAAGCTCAAAGCAACGGGGCTAATGGTCAAGGATGCTTGCGAGCAAGTCGGCATGACTAGGTCACAATACTATAAAACTAAAAAAGGAGTAACAAACAGAAAATGAGAACCATACAGCAATACAGAAAAGATCACCCGCAACTGTCAGAGGAACAAGTCCACTCTGCCTATCACATAACAGAGATTGATGCGCCAGAGTTTAGCGTGAGCGGCTTTACACTCATTGCACGAGGTAAGTGTCTCGCCATCCATGAAAACGGCAATATAGCCCCTTTACGGCTCAAGGAGAGCTACTAGAGAAGGGGAGTAAGGGGCTGTGATATAATACCGCTTGACAAGTTTCCAAAACTTGTTTACTAAATTCAATCATAGCAGAAATGCTACCGTGTCAAGACGGATCAGTTTAACTTTCCCCGCTTGTTCTCAAGCAACTTTAAACCCTTCCTACAGCTTGACATGTAGGAGGGGTTTTTTTATGCCCATACAGTCTAGCGGAGCAAGTGGCCTCACAGGTTAACCCAAGTCTGCACAAAGGAACCCGAAGCGTAGCTTCCAGGTTCTGGTGGTTGCTAGGTTTGACAGAGATACCGACCTAGCGTAACAGGTGGCTCCTAACGGAGCGTGAACACCGTCCCGTAGCTTATACAGCACTTACCACAGCCAAGCGGGACGACATGAAAGAGCGTCAGACTCATACGATTTGAGACAAGACAGCAGGATATGGTTCATTCGTAATGGGTGAACCATGTCCGAACGCCAAGAGCTACACCGATTTGATTGAGACCAAGGAACCAAAGTTTTTTTTTAAAAAAACAAGGACGATTCTTCTTGACCATACAAATACCTTTCCCTACATCTGACCAATACCGTAACCAAAACAAAACTATGAACCTAAAAACAAATACTAAAACGATAAGTAAATTGATAAATGGATGTTGCTTTGAAGTAATGAACACTATGCCAGACAATGCATTTGATGTTGTCTTTACTTCTCCACCATACAACAGAAAGCGAAACGACAAATACAACAACCACACCGACATCGTAGATGACTACTACCAGTTTCTTCACGACTCAGTTTCAGATTGCTTGAGGGTATGCAAGGGCAACGTGTTTTACAACATACAGAAAAACTCATACAACAGGCAAGATGTTCATCGGCTGATGGGTGCGTTTGCACCTGAACTAATTGAGGTTATCATATGGCACAAGTCTAACCCAATGCCAAACCCTCACGTAATCAATGCTTATGAATACATCCTGGTGTTGTCATCAGAAAACAAGTCTTTAAAAGCAAACAAAACCTACACTAAAAACCATTTCACTACGCCCGTTTATTCGGCCAATCCCTACAAGCATATACATAGGGCAGTCATGAACCCAGAGGTTTGCAGTCATGTGTTACTCAACTTTGCTAAAGAAGGTGATTCCGTTCTTGACCCATTCATGGGTATGGGAACTACTGGTGCGGTATGCTCATCAATGGGCATGAACTTTACTGGCATAGAGAAGAGCCTTGAATACTACCAAGAGGCATCAAAGCGAATCAACGAAGAAACTCAACTGACCTTTTAACCGACTCCTAAAACAAAACTATGAACCTAAAAACAAATACTAAAACCGCCCTCATTGATCTTGAACTGATCTCTTACTCTCATGCCGCTAAGGCCGAGTCAACTGGCACAGGTTTAAAAAGCCTAGTCGAGATGGTAGAGTTTACTATACAAAGTGTAGTCTCTGCTTGCCGCGCACAAGAGCATTACCTCGTAGTGTCTGGACGTGACAACTTCCGTAAGGTCTTGTATCCAGACTACAAAGCAGGGAGACGGGAGAAGCCACCTCTCTACGTGCCATTGATGGACAAGCTTGAGGAATTAAATAATCACAGGTGGTGTAAGCACGACCAGTTAGAAGCGGATGATTTACTTGGCATCATGCTGACGAACGGAAGGGTTAAAAACCCAATCCTTTGTAGCATAGACAAGGACTTACTTGGTGTCCCAGGGTGGCACTACAACTGGAACAAGGATGATTGGCCTCGTCAAGTGACACAAGCTGAAGCAGACTACCATTGGTTAGTTCAACTTCTCATGGGAGATTCAACCGACAACATTGAGGGGATGAAGGGGATTGGTATTGCTAAGGCTCAGAAGTTGGCCTCTGCTTATTGTGAAAGGATGGGAACACCACCATCACCTATCCCTGCCGCAAAAGAAATTTACGAAGCGGAAGGTTTTACCCTTGACGCATATACAAAGTGCCTCATGCTCATCTCTATCTGGAGGTCACCAATGCCACCAGAGCTTTTAGAAAACGAACTTATCTTGGAGGTGGCAAAGACCATCCCAAGTTTATAAACCAAACCAAACATAAACATGAAACTACAAAAAGACACACACAGAACACCAAAGCACGAACGCACACAACTGGAGCAAGGCTTCAGAGACAAAGCTGCAAACCACTTCCGCACCTCCAGGAAGTGTGATGATATTTACACTGAAGCTCTATACTATGGTCAGTATATAGCCAATAAATACGCGGCAATTAGCGTTCGCACCTCACACCGCTATGGCTTCCTGCAAGAAATGACTAAGGAGCATTACGACATTGTATCAGAGACAAAGGAAGAAAGCTACTTCAGCAGAGTGATGCGTGGCTATGAAGCCCTTGAAGAGATCAGCAAAGATTTACCATAACCAAACCATAAACCAAACAGAACATGATTATTAAAACAGCAACCTACCCTTATGGCCCAGCCAAACACATGGACGCGGACACACTTGTCCAACGCCTACAAGTTGTCTCAGGACACCCTCGCTTTGTCGATGACTACGCTGGCTCGCTATCCGAAGGAGAAGAATATTGGATACCTGGTGTTCACATGAAGTCTAAGAAGCGCACGGGAGATCAAATCCTAGCATGGATGGAAGATAGTGGCATTGATCCAGAGTTTCAGTATGACGTAGATATGCGTCCCGAGTCCGTAATCCTATACAACAAGCACGGCCAGTCTCTGGTGACCTACCCTTACGGAACAGGTTGCCTACGTGAAGCGGCAGAGTTTGTTATGGATCAAGAAGGACGCGGAGACAGCTAAGTATGCCTAAATCTAAAAGCTCGAAACATCCCCACTCACTAGAGTCGGAGACTGTTGTTCTTGCGTCCTGTCTTCTGTCTGAAGATGGTTCCGTTTACGACGAGGTGTCACAGGTTGTTCAACCCTCTGACTTCTATGTAGCTCGCAACTCTACAATCTTCTCCACTATGGGGCAGATTGTGGGGAAGGGTTTGGAGTTATCAGACATCACACTACTGGAGCAGCTACGCTCCGATGGCAACGAGAAGGAGATTGGTGGTATCGGAACCATCTATACAATTCAAGAAGCCTGTGAGACAGCCACCCACGCCAAGTATGCCGCCAACATAGTTAAGGAGAAGTCTAAGCTTCGCCAGACCATCCGTCATTGTAGGCTCGCCATTGAGGAAGCAGAGGAGGGGGAGGAAGAAGCCGACTCCGTTACGTCTAAGCTAGAAGCTTCGTTACAGTCCCTACAGGACGTTGATGATGGTAAGGGGGACGGGAGTATCAGAACTGCTGCCGAAGCCCTCAGAGAGGACTACAAGGCTATGGTGAACGGAACCTATGAGGTGTCTGCCATGCCCACTCGCATTGCACAAGTGGACGAGAAACTTAGCTGTGGTGGCGTAGCCAAGGGAGAGGTGATGGTGATTGCCGCACCTACGTCCTGTGGTAAGACTGCCCTTGCTCTGAACATCGTCTTGCAGAACGCAGTTACGCACCACATACCAGGTCTTTACTTCTCATTTGAGATGCAAGCTAAGTCTCTGGCTAACCGCATGATTCAAACCTGTGCCGCCACACCACTCAACCGCTTGCATGATGGGATGATGAAACCAGAATACCAGAAGCGTGTATGGGAAGCAACCGACAAGATGGCAGAGGCTCCTATCTTCACCAACCACTACGTTAAGAGTGTGGATGAGTTACGTGCCAAGGCTCGTATGTATAAGCGTAAGCACAAGATTGAGTGGATTGTCATAGACTACCTTCAGCTTGTGCCTTGGGATCGCAACATGAAAAAGAACGATGGCATAGCTGAGGTCTCACACCAAGTGAAACTGATGGCTATGGAGTTGGACGTTCCCGTCTTCCTGCTAGCACAAGTCAATCGTGAGGGAGCCAAGCGTGAGTCTGGTCTTACCTTGTATGACCTAAAGGATTCTGGGGACATTGAAAACGACTCCGACATCATCTTACTTCTATGGCCTGACGGCAAGGATGTAGATGAGGCTCGTCGAGTAGACGCAGAGCATGGAGCTTACGTTTCATTGAAGTATAACATTGCCAAGCAGAGAGAAGGTGCGCGTGATGTGAAGGGTAAGTTCATCTTTAAGAACCACATAGGAAGGTTTCATTGATGCCATGCTACAGGATTACATACACCCGTCGAGATATGCCCTCACCCTGTAGTGCTATTAAAACAGCACACACCGAGGACGAAGCAATTAAATGCTTGACTACTGGCAGTAAGAATAAAGGATACAAACTAAAGAAGACGAATGTTCCCATCACCATTACTAATATAAAAGAACTAAACTAAAACTAAAACTAAAAGAAAGATACAATGTGGATACTACCAAAACAATTACACACCTCAGCCTATGTTCTGGATACGAAGGAATTGGGCTTGGACTCAGAAGCGTTCTCCCAAATCTGCGAGAGATCGCTTACGTGGAGAGGGAAGGATTCCCTGTCGCGAACCTGGTTGCAAAGATGGAAGAGGGAAAGCTGGATGCAGCACCTGTCTTCACGGACGTTAAGACCTTCCCATACGGAAAGTTTCGTGGATGCGTGGACATCCTCTCTGGAGGATTCCCGTGTCAGCCATTCTCAGCTGCTGGAAAGCGTCAAGCTACTGAAGACCCCAGACACCTCTTCCCCTACATCGCAGACGGAATTAGAGAGTGCCAACCTAGAATTGTTTTCCTTGAAAACGTACAAGGAATCCTCAGTTGCAAGACAGCCGACGGAGAACCAGTTCTCCAGTATGTCCTCAGAACATTGGAAGGATTGGGTTATCGAGCAACGGCAGGAATATTCTCAGCGGAAGAAGTCGGCGCGCCTCATCAGAGAAAGCGAGTCTACATCCTTGGGATGGCAAACTCCAACAACGATGGACATAGAGAGAACTCCAGAGGGAATGAAAAAGCGGAAGGCTTACCGGGAGAGCATAGGACGGAAGTATGTAGAGGGTTGCCTAACCGAACAGGTGAAGAACTGGTCAACTCCAACAGTGATGGACACAGCAAACATTCAGAAACCCAGAAAGAAGAATCCATCTGGGGGACAGAAGCCACCACTATGCCAAGAAGTGAAGAACTGGCCAACAGCAACAGCAAGAGACTGGAAGGGGTGCGGCAATGCAATCACTCGCAAGGACGGGAAGCATCGCATAGACAACTTAGAGGCGGTGATCAAGTATGGCTATCCAGACCGGGACAACACCAACACGAATGGGAAGAGCCAAGAGTCGTGGGGAACTCCGAAGGAACAAGACAGTCGAGCGGCGAATACGGACAGAGGCAAGCACAACTTGGGGGAACAAGTCCACGGGATGTGCAATGGCCAGCAAGACCTAATAAAGAGCAATACGACTGGGAAGAGCCAAGAGTCACAGGGCAAGCTCAACCCGGATTGGGTCGAACACCTAATGGGTCTTCCAGTAGGGTGGACAGACTTAGGCTCTTGGGAAACGGAGTAGTTCCTCAAACTGCAGCCAAAGCATTTACGACCCTATCACAAAGACTAATCTAATTACTAACAGAACTATGACAACAGACCTAGACGAAGCACGACAATATGCAGACACAATGCTTGAAGCCCTGGACGTAATGGGCAGAGCAATGTATTTTTGCTTGAACCATCCAAACTCTTCAGAGTTCAAAGCACACCGCAAACTTCTCATCGGAGCGCACGAACGTATGGGTAAGGACACCACCCACTTTCTAGCACAGATAGACGAGCCAGAGCTTCCTTACGAGCCAACCGAAGAAGAGTTATCACAGCATGGCTAGGGGTGAAATCAATTCAGTCTTAGGCATGACGGAAGGTAAGTTCCGCACCATGATTAAGTCTGCCCTCAGACCTTGCTGGCGCAACTCGTCCCGCAAGACCTTCATCCAATCCGTTCGTCAGCGTGGCATCAACCCAGCTACAGGTAGAGAACGGTTCGTCGTGGTCTGTGTAGACTGCGGCAAGGAGATGGGGATGTCAGAGAAGGAGAGGCGCACAAAGATTGACGGAACCTTGGAGAAGAGAGCCAAGAGTGTGTATGAGATTGACCACGTAGATGGCATTACACCATTCACCGATGTTCAAACCCTAGAGACTTTAACCCCACACTTCAGGGATATGATCTACGGCAAACAAGAAGTTGTGTGTGTGGCCTGTCACAAGGTTCGCACAGCCAATCAAAGAAAGAAAAAATCTTCTTGACACACCTAACCAACATCCATAAAACCTTAACTAACATCAAGCAATACAATATTATGAGTAGAACAAGAAACACATCAACTGGGGGTGGCTCGTCCAACCCTGCCACTAAATTCTTAGAGTGGGACACGCAGTCTGGCGACTGGAAATACTGGGACAAAGAAGCAAGCACAGAGAAGCACCTGCCCATCTCGACAGCTTTCATTGTCTTAGATCAACTCAACACAGTTAAAGGTTTCTCTGAGGCCAAGCAAACTGGTCTATGGTCTAACGAAGTTCGTGGTATCGGTGACAAGCTAACCGTTCGTAACAAGGACGGCATGGTTGCTACTGGCACATGGTCAGACGTTAAGGTTACACAAGGAGCCAAGTTCACCAAGTCTATCTACGCTATGGCTAAGACAGGCTCAGACGACTACGAGCTAATTAACTTCCAAGTTAAGGGTGCTGCTCTTACAGCCTGGATTGAGTTTGTCGATAGCGTCAATGGTGACAGCGGTCTATACAACGACACAGTTGTTGCCATCAAGGAAGCAACCGACGAGAAGAAGGGTGCTGTGAAGTTCAAGAAACCTCTCTTCGCTGTGGTTAGTAACTCCTTGTCCAATGAAGCTGCCGCCCGTGCAGACTACTACGACAACATCCTACAGGATTACCTCGACGACTACCTTGGCTATGCCAAAGAGCCAGACCCAACGGAAGCTGGTAACAGCGGTTCGGATGACTTCGCATCTGAAGCAGTTGCACCAGAACCAGAGTTAGTTGAAGCCCCGTTTTAATATAGCCAACCATTGACCCCAAGACGCATGGCGGGGGAGACGCAAAGCTCCCCTGCTTGCCACAATGATATGACAGAGATCAAAGACACTAATCCAAAAGACATGATTGGCATACGCAAAGCCCCAATGTCTGGTCTACCAGCACCAGTTCTTATGGAATGTGGTTTGGTTAAGTTACACGGAGACTTGAAGTATGGTGCTTACAACTGGCGTGAAGCTGGTGTTAGGGCATCAGTTTATTACAACGCTGTATGGCGGCACTTGACCGCTTGGTATGAGGGCGAAGACTTAGACCCAGACTCTGGAGAGCATCACATAGCTCACGCCATGACAGGGCTAGCAGTTCTTCGTGACTCTCAAATGTTTGGTAACTGCGTTGATGACAGACCAATCTCACATAAACCAGGATGGGTGCAAGACATGAACGAACGTGCCTCCGCAATGATTGATAAATCTAAATAACTATGAA